CGGATCACCGGGCCCGCCTGCCGTTCCGCCAGTTCCTCCCCCTTGTGGCCGCCCTCCACGCCCACATTTTCGTGTTCTACCTCATGGATTTTTCCGTGGAGGTAAAGCCCGGCTTCCTGTATGGGACGGCTGGCCGGGTTTGGTTTGAGCTGGGGAGGGGCTTTCTCCACCTTGTCAAAATACAGCCTGCTTTTGGCCTTGCCCTTGACCTCGTCATAGACGGTTTCCTTGGTAACGACGCGCTTTTTCGGCAGGGCTTCTTTGGCCGCTTCCAGCTTATCCGCCCGTTTTTCCGCCTTTTTGATATACGGGGCCAGCTCCGGGGAGGCCCGTTCCTCGGCGGTAAACTGCAACCGGGAAACAGGGCCGGTGGCCTGCGCCACAGTTTCCCCGGCGTCCTTGGCCGCTTTCTTTGCCTTATGGCGGTCGTGCAGCTCGTCCGCCCGTTCCAGCATTTTTTCCGCCACGCCCTCCGGCTGGGCGGTGTATTCCTGCTCGGCCTCCCGGCTGGACACATTGACGCTTTCGCCGGTGGTCTGGTTATCCAGCGTCAGGCCGTCGCGGGTCATGTGCTGCGTTACCTTGTCGCGGGGTTTTAAGGATTCCATATCCGATCACCTCCTTGCTGTCTGTTCCGGCAGCGCCCGGTTTCAATCTCTGCAATATAGTGCAGGATGGGGTACACCTGCGGGGGAACAACTGCGTTTCCCAAAGTCTTTAACCGCTTTGCCACATTCGCCGGCGGGTCGCTGATTAAGTACGGGATTTGCGCCGGTTCTTTGGCCCACATGGAATGTCCGTCCATCTCCGGGGGAATCCCATCAGCCATTCCACCCAGTCGGGGTTCAGTTTCACATCCCCCGGCGGGCTGCCCAGCAGTTTGTAAACCGCCCATGACAGCCGCGCCGTCCATACGGTTCCGCTGGGATTGTATTTTCGGAAGCTCCCGGTCGGGGTCATCCGCACATCGACAGTTTTCCCCACATCCCCCGTGTCGCTGGCAAGGGGCGTGGGAAGCAGCATGGCCGATGATGAAAGTTCTTTTGCGCTCATGCCATGCGCCGACGGCGACAGCAGGAAGTACGAAAACCCTAACGGCGTAGCCTGCCTGCTCCAAGTCAAAAACCGTCTTGTCGAGCCCCAGATGGATGAAGCCAGCAACATTTTCTCCAAGCACCCAAGAGGGGTGCAGTTCCCGGATAACGCGGAGCATTTCGGGCCATAAATACCGTTCATCCTCAAATCCCCGTTGTTTCCCGGCGCTGGAAAAGGGCTGGCAGGGGAATCCCCCGGAAATAAGCGTGGTGGTTTCTCGTCCTGTTTTTTCAAAAAATGCCTCCTTTGTCACTGTGGTAATGTCCTTAAATTTTGGTACCTGCGGCCAGTGCTTTTTCAAAACTTCCATCGGGAAATCCGCCCATTCGCACTGGCATACGGTGGTAAACCCTGCGGCTTCCGCCGCAAGGTCAATCCCGCCGATCCCGGAAAACAGGCTGAAATGTGTTAAGGCGCTCATACCGTCGCCCCCTCGCCTAACCGGGTCGTCATGATCTGGTAGAGCTGAGTATTTTTCGGGATGGGGTTCTTAAAGGGCAGGATCACATTTTCGTAAATGAGAAGCCCCTCGCCGGGTTCGGAATTGTCCACATACCGTAATTGCTGGGGCGAAATGTTCAGCCGTTCCGCAAGGATTTTCCGGTCGCCGCTGGCCTGATTTAACAGGCAGATAAAGTCGCTGTTTTCCAAAATGTTCTCAATTTCCGGGGAGGAAAGCAGGTCTTTTACATTCTGCGTGGCACCTGTGGGAATCCCGCCCCACTTACGAAAACGCTTCCAAATCTCACAGGAAAAGGCCGCCGTCTGTTCCTCACGCAAAAGCAGGTGGAACTCATCACAGAAAAACCATGTCGCCTTGCCCTTGCTGCGGTTTTGGGTGACGCGCCCCCAAATCTGGTCTTGGACAATGAGCATACCGATTTTCTTTAGCTGCTTGCCCAGCTCCTTGATGTCAAAAGCCACAATGCGGTTTTTGATGTCGATGTTGGTTCTGTGGTTGAACACATTTAAGCTGCCGGACACATACAGGTCAAGGGCCTGCGCCACCCGGTCGGCCTCCGGGATATGCTGGTCTAACAGGGCTTTGTGCAGGTCTGCAAGGATGGGCATATTTTCCGGCTTGGGGTCTGCCAGATAAGGCCGGTAGATCACCTGTACCGCCCGGTCGATCACCGTCTTTTCAATGGCTTCCAGCCCGTTCTTGCCGCCCATGACAAGCTCACAGAACGACAGCACAAAGTCGGATTTCAAGGCCAGTGGGTTTTCATCCTCGGAGTAGTTCAGGTTGATGTCCAACGGGTTCACATAGTTTTTGCTGGTAGGCGACAGCTTCACCACCTGCCCATGCAGCCGCTTCACAAGGGGGTAATACTCGGCCTCTGGATCACAGATATACACATCGTCCGGGGTGCAGAGGAACACGCTCACAATCTCCGATTTACAGCTCATACTTTTGCCGCTTCCCGGTGTCCCCAGCTTTAGCCCGTTGGGACACCTCGACCGTTTGCGGTCGAGCATAATCATGTTGCCGGTCTTGGCGTTGATCCCGTAATACATGGCGTCGCCGCCCTGAAAAAGCTCCTGCGTCACAAAGGGGACGAACACGGCCACGCTGGAAGTCGTCAGGGAGCGTTCAATCTGGATGTGGCTGGCCCCCAGCGGCAGGCTGCTCATAAGCCCCTGTTCCTGCTGGTAGTCCAGCCGCACAAGGGAACAGTTGTATTTCTGGGCGATCCCGGCAGCCCAGAACACATCGTTTTCCAGCTTTTGCCGGTTGTCTGCGGTGTTCAGCACCAAAAAGGTAAGCTGGAACATCCGTTCATTCCGGCTCTGCAAGGTCTTTAGCAGTTCCTTGGCGTCCTGCCCGTAGGTGGCAAGGTCGCTGGGAAGTATATCCATGTCGTAACCGCTTCTTACCGCCCGTTTCTGTTCCTGAATCTTCATGGCGTCAAGGTCGGTGATCTTGCGCTTGACCGTCTTAATGGCGTCGCTCTGGTCGATGGCCTGCACATGGAGGTTCACCACAATGCCGTTTTCCGTGTTGAGAAAGTCGGCCAGCATTTCATCCGACAGCTCCGGCGAGAGGATTTGCAGGAAGCTCACCGCCCCGTATTTGCCGCCCAGCCCGAACATCCGGGCATTGCCGAAGCGGAACGAGGACGGGGCGATAAAGTCCTTGGTAGAAAGCCCCGACGGGGCAAGCCACTTCCAGTCAAAGGAGAACGGTTCCCCGTCCGGGTGGAAAATGCTGTGCATGACTTCCAGCCGCTGCTTGGCGTCCAGTCCCCACGCGGAGGCCCCCATGCTCTTGAAATAGCCCAAAAGGTCGGTTTCGATCCGGCGCAGTCTGGCGCGGGCCATTTTCAGATTGTCCGCCTCGATGGTATAGGTCATAAATTTCCGCTTCATCAGGCCGTTGTTCCCGTTCACAAGCTGGTCTTGCAAAATGTCGGAATACTCGCTGCGGATGTCGTCGAAGTCATCCCCCTGCGCCCGGATTTCAAAACTCTTGGCGTACTGCTTGGGGTCGATCTTGCGGTTGATAAAGGAAAACTGCACATGAATGGAGGCGTCCAGATAGTTGTAGAGGTCGCACAGGTTTTCAAAGATGGCGGTTTTGGTGTCCGCCTGCGCCAGTTGGTAGCTGATGTCCGTAAACTCAATGCACTTGGAAAAGGTGCGGGGCGTCACCCGGCATACGCCGTCCTGATACATGGCCTCATAGGGAATACTGGCCTGCGCCGAATGGGGCTTGCCGTCGCCCTTATACTTTCGGATGACGGCCTGAATCTCTTTCTTTTCGGCGCGGGTGAGCTTGACCGGTGCTTTTGCGCTCGTTTCGTTCTTTTGCTTTTTGGACAATGGCGTTGACCTCCTTTTCCATTTGGGATTGCCGCACAAGGGCGGTATAAGCGTTGTTGGTCTGGTAGGGCCGTTCCTTGGGCTGGATGAAGCAGCACTCTACGATCTGGCGCACCACCACTTCAAGGGGCTGGCCGTGTTTTTCGTAAAGCGCCAGCAGAAAGCCCGGCAGCATGGCAAACACCATAATGAGCGCCGCCGCGCTGGTCGGGACGCGGCCCCGGATCAAAAAGAAAAGCGGGACGCCAACAAGCAGCGCACCGCCAAAACAAATGAGCTGGCGTTTCGTCAGCCCGAATACTACCTTGGATTTGACCTTGGTTAAATCCTTGGGGACAGTTACATAAGCCATAAAAAGTCACCTCGTTTCTGGTACGGACAGGGAAAAATCGCTGTCCACTTCATTGCCCCACGCATCCCAGCCGGGGATTTTCTGTCTGGCAAACAGTTCTGCGCGGGGCAAGTCGCCCGCAAGCTCTATGATTTTCTCGCGGGTAATGTCTGGTTTCTTGCTGTGTTCCTCCACCGGGGAAATGATAAACTGATGGACGCTTTTGGAGTAACGCTTGGGATGGCCCCGCTTGGCAAGCAGGCAGATTTCCGCGTTTCCTCTCGTCCAATAGCCCAGCCCGTAAAACCATGTGGGGCTTTTGCGGTTCAATTTCAGCCAGACAAAGGCCACGGTCTTAAAGGAAAAGCCCCACGCCTTAATCAGACGCAGCGCCTCCGGGAGCTGTGGGAAAGTCGCCCACAAAAACAAGAGGCAGTCTTTTTCCGCCAGCGTTTCCACCGGCAGGGCGCACAGCTCGTCAATGCTCATGGTGGGATAGTGATGTTCCGCCGCCCCTGTCCGTTTGCACTCATATCGCCACGGCGGGTCGGCGTAAAGTATGTTGTAGGTTTTCTTTTGTGTTTCTTCGATGGTTGGTATTCCTCCTGTCTGTCAGTGTGCGGTAAATACGGCTTTCGATATGCTGCCGGTCTTGAACAGACAGAAGCAAAGCAAAACGGTATAGCCCATACAACCCCAGATTGCGCCGGATATGTCGTCGGCGGTTCCGATCTGCTGGATCAGCACCGCATAAATCCCGACAACCACCATGATTAAAAAGGCTTGGAAGCCCAGCGCAAGCAGGGATTTCAAGTAGTTCTGGCCCATGCCGCGCCACTCTGCATTGCCCAGCGTGGCAAGGGGGATCGGCCCCAATGCGGTCACGGCGTAAATTTCAATCATTCTTCCATAGGTCACAAGGAAAATGCAGATGGAAAGAATGTTCATCGTCAGCCCCACAACAAGGGTCTGGAACCACAGGCCCAGCAGCGGCCCGATGTCCATTGCTTCAAGGCGGCTTTCCAGATCAGGGAGCAGCGTGTCAAAATCAATGCTGGTATCTCCGATAATCACCCCGGCGCTCTGGTTGACGACCTGCTGGGTGGCGTCAAATACGCCCATGACGATATTCCATGTGTTTGTCACAATGAGGATGGCAAAGGCGCTTTTGAAAATCCAGCGGAAGAACATGGAGCTGTCGAAGTCGTGCATATTGTTCTTTTCCACGATCATGTCGATCAGCTCATAGCACATCACAAGGGCGAGAATGGCCGCCGCAATGGGGACGATCACCGTTTCGGACAGGTTTTGCAGCATGGAAAAAATGCCGCCGTTCCAGTCCTGCGGGGTACTGCCCACATCCGACGCGATTTCCCCGACTTTGGTATTGACCGTGTTAAACAGGCCGGACAGGTTGCCCATGATCCCGTCGATCAGGATTCCTTTGATCCATTCCCCGATTAAATCACCGATCATGTGGGGACACCTCCTTTCCCGCGCCCTCCCAGATCAGAGAGGGCGCGGAGGGTTTTCTAACACACATGGGGTTATCCCAGCAGCCCGGACAGCAGCGGAACAAGGGTCATGCCGATCAGGGCAACGCCACCTCCGGCGACAAGCTGCTTGATTCCCTGTGACTTGCTTGCCGGGTTGTCCGCCCCGTATCCCTCCAAAAGATTGACGCCGCCCCATACGCAAAGCGCTCCGCCGAGGCCCACAACGATGGTCTGCAAAGTATCAACTGCACTATTGAAAAATTCCATAAATATACCTCCATAAATTCAGATTGTGATGGTGTTTGGGTGCAAAAAAAGCCGCCGTTCACAGCGACAGCCTCACAATCCGCAGACGGCCAGGAGTTACTGGCCGTCCCGCCATTCCAGCACAGCCAGCGAAAAAATTTCGCCCCATGCTTCACACAGTCTGCGGTCTATTTCCCTTACAAGTTCTTCGGCTTCCCCGTCCGTGGGCGGGGTGTCATGTTCCACGATCCACTGGCATAGAACCGCAGCGGAAATGATCGCCCGGTAGATTTCTTTCTCATAGCTGAAATAATCCGCAAATGTCCATTCGTCCGAGTGTCCCATCAGTCACGCTCCTTTCTTTGCTGCAATTTCATTTTGTTAGCTCCTTTCCATGTTTTTGATTTCGTCCGTGGACAATCCGGGGCCGCCCTTACTGCTCCAAAATATGCAAACACAGTTGGCAGAAATGGATTTTTGAACAGCAAACGGGCGACAGCTTTTTGACTGTCGCCCGTTAATAATCCACCAATTATAAGTTTTCGTATGAAACCAATTTTTCCATCGGGATTCTCATTTGAGAATGTCTTTCAGGGTCAATCGGTGGTTCTGCGGAATACCCGATCACTAAAATGTTAATGGGTTCCATATTGTCCGGCAAGCAAAATTCCTTTTTGATAACTTCTGGCTGGAAGTAACAAACCCAAACAGAACCTAACCCTAATTCTGTTGCCTCCATCATCATGTGGTCTGTCAGGATAGAAGCGTCAATATCACAGGTCTGCTTTTTATCAAAAGGCCGAACCCATGCTTTATTGTGGTCTGCACATACGATGATTGCCAGCGGTGCGCCGTAAATATTTGCTCCTTTCCCAATTTTGGCAAGGCCATCTTCGTCCTGTACCACAATCAGGTGTACTGGTTGGAGGTTCGCTGCTGTTGGGGCAACATGGGCTGCCTGTAAAATCCTGTTCAGTTTTTCAGGCTCCACCTTTTTGTTTGAATAGCTCCGTACAGAATAGCGTTTTTTTGCAAGTTCAATAAAATCCATGATAGTCAATCCTTTCGTTATGTTGTATAATTTTCTTGGTATCTTTTAAGATCACACTAATTTTAACATGGTGCGATTAAATAACAAGATTGCACTTTTCAGAAAGATACTTCCCAAAAAGAAAGTGCCTCAAAAGGATTGAAAACAATAATGAATTATGAAAAATCACAATTTAACTGTCCAGTAGAAGCTACACTATTTTTAATCGGCGGAAAGTACAAACCGCTTATCTTGTGGCATTTGATAGATAAACCACTACACTATATGGAATTGCAGCGTTTAATCCCAAAAGCCACACCCAAAATGTTGTCCCAGCAACTCCACGATTTAGAAGAATGTGGAATGATTCATAGAGAAGTCATTCCAGAAAAACCTCCTAAAACTTTATACTCCCTTACTGCTTTTGGACGAAGCATTATTCCTGTCTTGGATTCTATGTGTAACTGGGGAACCGCTTTTCTTGATGGCTTGGATATTACACCTCCTTGCAATTCAAAATAACATACCGCTTTATTCTGCGGCAAAATCTTCATCCGACAGCTCAATGTCGCAGAGGTCAAAGGGTTCGTCCTCCGTTACCACGCGCCGCCTTTTCCGGCGCAGGGACGACAGGTAGCTGTCCACATCAAAGGTGTTCTTTTTGTCGGCATCCGAGAGGTATTTATAGCGGGGGTGGCGGGTGATGTCGTATTTCTCACTGAAAAACGGCCTCACGCCGCGCACCTGCAAAATACACTTGCCTCCGTCCATCGTTGCAATTTCGTCTTGGCTCATCAGCTCCTTTCCGAGTTTTTGGTAGTTCAGTCCGTGGGAGGTCTGCGCGCCCCGGTTCTCGCTCTGGTTGTAGCTGTCAATGGTTTCCTTGCCCAGCACCTCCGCGATCTCCTTGGCGTTCTTGCCCCGGCCACTAAGGAACAGCGTACAGTCGCAGTTGTCGGAAATGATTTCCGCCGCGTCCTTGTAAATGGCCTTTAGCTGCGACTGGCTCTGTAAAATAATAGAAGCCGAGATTTCCCGGCTTCGGATAGTGGCGATCAGCTTGTCAAAGTTTGGAATCTGGCCGATGTTGGCGAACTCGTCCAGAATCAGCCGCACATGGACGGGCAGCCGCCCGCCGTATTTGTCGTCGGCCCGGTCACACAAAAGGTTGATGAGCTGGCTTTGCACCATTGCCAGAATGAAATTAAAGGTCGTGTCCGTGTCCGACATAATCAGGAACAGGGCTGTTTTTTTATCCCCGATGGTGTCAAGTTCCAGTTCGTCGTCCTCCATCAGCTCCCGCACCTCCCGGATGTCAAAAGGCGCTAATCTGGCTCCGCAGCTTATCAAGATGGAGCTGCGGGTCTTGCCTGCCGACAGCAGGAATTTACGGTACTGGCGCACCGCAAAGTGTTCCGGCTCTTTTTCTTCCAGCCGTTCAAACATCTGGTCTACCGGGGATTGAAATTCCGGGTCGTCCTCGCGGGCTTCACTGGCATTTATCATTTCAAGCAGCGTAGTGAAATTCATTTCATCGTCCGGCGCTTCGTACCAGATATAGCCAATGAGGGCCGAATACAACAGACGTTCCGATTTGATCCAAAAATCCTCGGCGCTTTTTTCGCCCTCGCCCTTGGTGTTGCAGATCAGCGTGTTTACCAGCTTCAAAATGTCCTTTTCCGAATGGATGTAGCGAAACGGGTTATAGCGCATACTCTTGGAAAAGTTAATGGTATTCAGCACTTTTACCCGGTAGCCGCACCGCACAAGGAGCTGGCCCACTTCGCCAATCAGACTTCCTTTTGGGTCAGTAATCACGAATGAGGTCGGGTAGTCTTTGGACACGCACTGCATAAGGTTGGGCTTCACAAAGAACCGGGTCTTGCCGCTGCCGGAACCGCCGATCACCAGCACATTTTTGTTCCGGGCGGTCTTTGGGTCTTTGGGCCGGTTGTTCATGGTGAGGCGTTCCGTCTGGGTCAGGAGGATGTTGTTGTCAAACACCGGGTCGATGTACGGGGCTATATCTTTGGGGCCTCCCCAACGGGCGCTGCCGTACTCGACGCCCCGGCGGTATTTCTTGGCGTTCTTGCTCTTGCAGTACACCATCAGCCGCAGTGCCACCGCACCGGCCACGCCCACCGCCAGATCGAACAGGTGGAAGCTGGGGGCGGCGCTTTCAAAGGCAAGGGAAAAGCCGTCCGCAAGGTGCAGCAGCTTTTCCGACAAGTCCGCCCCAGCCGCCAGCCGGTAGGTCTGTCCCAGCTTGCCGAACAGGTAAACAAACAGCAGGTAGGGCAGGTTTGCGATTATCAGCTTTTTCATTTCCGGCTTCATCGTGACAGCCCCCTTTCCTTGATTTTCTCCTTGGCCTGCTGGCTGCTTCTGGCTGCTGCCTTTTCTTTCAGGACGGCAAGGGTCTTTCGGATGGAGGGGCGTTCCTGCTGTTGGAGCTTCTTGGCCGTAAACTCCTTAAACGCCTGTTCCAGATTGTCCGCCTGCTTGGATTTGAAGATCACGATATACCGGGGGGGATGGGTAGTGCGGTCTTTCCGCAGGGTAAAATCAATGTCGTATTTCTTGGCGCAGGGCTTAAACAGGCCGATGTTGGCGTCGGTGATCTCAATGTTGGACAGGGCGGAACCGTCCTTTTTGAGCTGCCGTAAGCTCTGCTGGCCGTGATGGGCCTTGCCCGTCCCTTTCTGCTGGGCGGCCAGATATTTTCGGATGGCCGCTTGCAGCACTTGGGCGGTGAGCTTGCCCGTCTTAACCGCTAACGCTATGGTTTTCTGGTCTAATTCTTCCTGCAACTGCTATCCCTCCTTTGGAAAGTCAGCAGGCAGGCGGATGGCTTAAATCCGCACCCGCAGGCCAGAGAGGTCGTCGGCATGGATTCCCACCAGATACCAGTTCTCGGCCATTTCAATGCGGGTCGGCCTCCATCTGCCGCCCACCATCACATCAAAAGTTTCTCCGCAGTGCAGGCCGCCGTAATAGTCCGCAAGGTCAAAGCGGATGTCGTAGCGGTCTGTCTGCTCGTCAAAAATCAAAGCACCCTGTTTCATAGGGTCGTCCTCCTTTCTCGTCGTCACAAGCTCCATATCGCTTGTTTCCACGCAAGCGTGAAAAGCTCGCTCATTTCGCTGTTCCTCCTCTCCCCACAAAATCACCGATTTTGCGGGGTTCCCCAACTGCCTGTGTTCATGTCATGGGCCACCAGCGCCGTGTAATAGCCGTTGATGGTGCTTGGGGCGTTGAACAGAACCGCCAGCAGGTATTTTTTGATGTTCCGTATTTCCGTGGTGTTTTTGCTGATACAGTCAAAGACAAACTCAATGTGAGAACTGTTCAGCTTCATCAGCTTGGATTTCACCAGCTCGGCGGGGTAATCGTCCCCGGCAATGCGGATGGTCTTTCGGGCGCTGCATACGGTTTCCACCAGCAAGTCCACAATCTCGTCCAGCATATCCCGGTCAATCCCCTTGGCGTACTGGCAAAGGTGTTCATACTCGATGTTGTCCTTGATGATCTCCCGATAAATCTCTATGGCGCTCTGTGATTTCGCTCCCGTTCCTTTCCGTTCCGGCGGCGCAGCCGCTTCTTCCCCCAAAGGAGAGGGAGGGGAAAGGATAGGAATGGAATCGGTATTTGATCCATCCGTAATTGATTTGTCTTTACTTGATCTATCTTTATTTAATTGCGTTGGTTTTTCCTGCGTAGGCTTTTCCTGCGTTGGATTATCCAATGTTGGATTTTCCAATGTAGGTGAATCCGGCACAAGCTGGGGCTGTTCGTAAATGATGTAATCCGCCCCACGCAGGCGGCCTTGGCTGTCACGCTCACGGGAACGCACGATATAGCCCGCCTGTTCCAACTCTCGGACAGCCGCCCGGATCGCGTCGATCTGCTCCCGGTTGATAAGGGACAAGCCTTTCAGCGTAAAGTCCCAATCCTCCGGCAAGGACAGCATTTGCGACAGCAGCCCCTTGGCTTTCAGGGACAAATCCTTGTTCCGCAGATGGTGGTTGGACATCACCGTGTAGCCCCGGTTTTTCTCCACTCGAAAAACTGCCATCTCGTCGTCCACTCCTTTCACTTGAAATTTCACCGCGCCGTCAAGGGCGGTGAGCTTGCCCGGCTGGTAGGGACATTCCTCATACACACAAAACTGGTACTTCCAGTGCGGGCGGTAGAAACGGCAGGTGCCGCAGTCCTCCGGCGCTCCGGCCTCGCCGTTGTCAAAATGATCTGCGCCCGGCCTTGTCTGCATGAGCTGTTCAAAGGCCCGGTCACTGCCGGAAGTAAAGTACATAGGCGGTCGCCTCCTTTCTTGGTTTTGGGCGCAAAAAAAGCGGCGTCCTGATCTCCCCAAAGGGGAAAAGAGAACGCCGCCGTCTGCGGTGTCGTATTCAATTTTCGATGTGTCACTATTTGGGCGGTGGGCTTCACGGGAGGAAGAAGCGTGTCAAAGCTCAATCCGAAAGTAGTAAATCGGTAGTAAATTCAGTTCTTATATCCCGTGAAATGCCCGTATTTCCGGGCTTTTTGGAGATAATCAGAGTTGTTTCATAAATAGAAAAAATATGATTTGTAATCGCACTGTTAGAATTCGTGTCAAAAATTTTATGTATCGCGTCCACCAGTTTCCGGCAATAAGCCGAAACAGACGCAATATTATCCCCGCTGCGCCCTATTTCCTGGGACGTTATCCACCCACAGACACGAAAATAACGGAGAATGGAGGAGGCGTTTTCCTGAGGTGTCCGTCTGCTGCTGACCTCCTCGCCAATATTCTCCGTCGCAATAGAATACATGCAGTTTTGCAGATAAAGAATCAAACAGTTTCTGGCATCTGTCTCATACAATACCGGAATTTCTTTTGATTTTTCAATCAGCAGACTGATACACTCAAAATAAATTTCCCTGTTCTGGCAGCAAAAGGGATTGAAAAATTTATCATTGATGGCTTCAAAAAACGGCATATCTCTTTCCCCTTCCCCATTCTCTTGTGTTATATCAGATTATATCAAATTGCCGAGAGGATAGCCAGCCCTGAATTATATAATCTTTGGACTTCCCGAAATTTAAATCTCCAGGATGATCCACCGTTCTCCATCAAAATCCTCAAACTTTTCCGTTGTCACATTCTGTTCATAGTAAACAGCCAGGATCCGTTTGATATTCTCTTTGCCTGCCCGCTTGACAGAAAAGCTCAGTTCCTTCAGGGATTTCTCAATTCTAAAAGGTATGGAAAAATATCCGGCTCTTTTTCATCTTTCAGGTGAATCATGATCAGGAATTCACGGGCAGCTGCCATCTGTACCTGAATTCGGTCCAGATGAGTCTTGTCCTTCTCTAAAAGCTTCCGCACCACCGGATTTTCTCCTCCTTCATCCGGGTACGCAGGAACCGTTTATTATCTTCAAAGTTCTCCCAACTGTTTAAGCACAGCATTTCAATTTCTATCACACCTTTGAGTACCGTCATTAATGCATAGATTCTGGCACCGATACTGGTTTCTAAAAGCACTGAGATATTGGTTGGCTTCACAATAAAATATACCAGTTCCCCGTGCTCAAACCCAGGGTAACTACACCAACCAATTCAGCTTCCAAAGAAAATCCAAGAAAATATTTATTTATCTTCGGAAGAGTATTGGAATAATGATATTTCCGAATCATTCTCAAAGCATCTTCTTTTGAAATTTCTTTTATATTGAACTCCTCACTTCCTTGCATAATAAAAGCACCTACCATTTCTGATAGATGCTTCATCTCATTTTTATATAATTTGTAACAGCTATTCAAGCACCTTCCAATAACCAGTCTTTTTAGAACCAACTCTTTCTACATATCCATTTTCTTTCAAAAATGTCAAATTATTTTCTACTGCCGTTTCGCTAATCCCCAGTATCTGATGCAATTCGCTGGTAGTAATATTAGGATTATCTCTCATTTCTGTTATAATTCTTTGTCTTCTTGAGTTTAATCCTTTTTTATTCCCAACTTTATCCCCAACTTTTTTAATCTTCTGAAGTGGGATTGTTACAACGATTGAATTTTCTCTAAAAGTAAATGCTTCCTTTCCGTAAGTTTCAATAATCTTAGGCACTCCTCTACCAGATTTCTCACTGATATGCAACTGCAAAAAGATTTCTGATAGCTTTTCATTTACTGGAATTGATTCTCCCAAGAAAAATCCTTCCATAGTCTGTGCTGGTGCCAATGTTCCTCTCGATAAGATTTCAATTCTGTTTGAGAATACAGAAATCATCGGTTCATTTCCACTAATCCACAGATTGTGCAAAATAGCATTTATGATTGCTTCTCTAAAAGCCTTATTATCAAACAACGGTGTTTCTGGACGTTCCACTACGCGCTCACTTTCATCTGTCTGAATCAAATTTAATACATCTGCGTATCTTAATACATCATCCAAAGTATATAGCAAACAATTATTACCAAATTCTCTTACCGAAAACAAATTGGAACCTTTCGTTTCTCCTTCAAAAATTGATACTCTTAATGGGAAATGTGAATTATCTGAAAGCAGCTGTGCCAACAGGTTATATTCTCCATCCTTATTTCTCAATCCAAGATTTTTCTCAAAGGTCTTTTCATTTAGTACAATTCCTTTTGAACCATAATATCCAAACAATTTAGAAAATGTCAGTTCCTGATATTTTGCTGGCAGTGTCTCAATCGTCTCCACTCTTCCATCCAAAATCTTAAATAACTGAATTTCCCTTTTGGGGTAATCTTTCAAGTTTGCTTTAGAAGAACCAATACGGATATATCGTTTTTCTTTAAATGCAGTTGGTATCTCCTCAGCAGCAGGAATTACCAGAACAACAACTCTTTTACCATCAATGGTTTCTTCCTCGAATGAAAAGTTGATACTTGGTGACAAATTTCTCGCCAAGAAATTTTGATATGGCTCTTTATTATGGTCACAATACTGATTGAATGTCGTACCCACAATTTCATGAGTTTCATCATTTACACCCCATACAAAATATGCTTGTGGCTTATAATGAAATGCTGCTGCATTTGACAATGCGGATATATATTCGCCCAACACTTCTGGCTGAAACCAGTTTTCTTTAAATTCAAACCATTCCTGTTCAGCGTCATATGAACATAAATCTAAAACTAATTTTTCGATATTCATAAATCGTCATCCTTTTCCCAACTTTTATTCCCAACATAGTTATTATAGCACATTGGGAATAAAGTTGGGAATATTTTATGCATTTTTCAAAAAAATATTCTTAGAACCTATCAAAATCCTCCTGTGTTGCAATCTGCGCATACTTACACTCATCATTTCTGCTTTCCGCATGCATATCATTGATAAGGCCTATCGACAGCATTTCCAAATCTGCCATCGACAAGCCTAACTGCACACACCTTAACAGGAAGAGTGGTGTTGTCATTTCACGGTCTGTCGGACGAAATTTTTTTAGCCTCCACATCCGTCTGTACATTCAATCCCCAGAGTTCAATGAACTGTGGCAACACCTGATAACAACACGCCTCATAGCGGGATAATTGCGCCGTTTTCTGCGTTATTGTCAATCGGTGTACAATTCTATGTGAACCTCATTTATCTTGTAATAGATCTTGCCATCCGCCGAGAAGTTATTGTTCCCAGAGAGCAGATAGCAGATAAATGGAGGCTCCGGCGATTCCCCTTCTGCAAAATGATGATAGGCAAAAGGAATCTGTATCTCGCTTAAAATCTGTAATAATTCTTCCATATCTAACCTCTCAATGCCCTTTCTATCTCTTCCTATAGTTTGCAGATTCCCTGTTCTTCTGCCGATGCGATATGTGTTTTCCCTTCTTTCAATCAATCTCCTTTTAGGATCATGGAAGGTGTTTTTTGTAGTTATACCCGCTTGATTCATATACTGTCATTTTTCTAAATTTCTTAAATGTCATAATATTGCCTCCTTCGATTTGCCTTGTTTTAGATTAGAATTGCAACCCTTGTATCGGATGCAGACTCATTCGAGAATTTGTGTTATCAGCCCAACGGCACTACCTCCCTTACACAAAAAAACTGCTAACACGATTTGCATCGTATTAACAGTTCTCTTTTAAATTCAGTGTTTTATATTCTATTTTTCACCAATTTTAACTTTGTTGAACTCATCCATATCAACACTAAGTTTAATGTGTGAATCAGGCTTTGTCTTTTGGTTGCCCAAAAGTACAACCGTCTCCACATGTGTTGAGTGTGCAATTCAGATTCCCCAAAAACAGAATTTGCTCTTGGCGGAACAAAAATTTTGAGCATTGATTGCACCAACTTTAATTGTGCAACGGGTCGCTGCACAATTACTCTAACTCCTTTTCAATTTCTTCAACAGACGGAAGACTACTTCGCAGTTCCTCCGGCAATGCTTTTGCAATTTGGTTTTTCCATTCTGCTACACCAATCGGATTTTGATATCCTGCCAGAGAATACTCTACTACAGTTTTATTTTTTCCTTTTACCAACAACAAACCAATTGTCGGCTTATCATCTGGATGACGTAAAATATCATTAACCGCATTTTGGTACATATTTAACTGACTGATAAAGCCCGGTTCAAAATCACAGGCTTTCAGTTCGATAACGACATAGCACCGTAGCTTCAGATGATAAAACAGAAGATCAATATAGAAATCATCACCACCAACTTCCAGATGAACCTGTCTGCCGACAAAGGCAAATCCTTGCCCTAATTCCAGCAGAAAACTTTGAATATGTTCTGTCAGCTGGCGCTCTATTTCCACCTCTCTGCGAGGAATATCTGTTCCAAGAAAATCAAACAGATAGGGATCTTTGAATACCTGATTTACCAGATCAGAATCTGTTGGCGGTAGTGCTGCCTGGAAATTGTTTACGCTTTGACCTGCACGTTCCATCAGCCTACTCTCAATTTGCATATCGAGAATTGTTTTGCTCCATCCGTTTTCTATTGTTTTCTGTGCATACCATATGCGGCTCTTTTGGTCTGTCAGCTTATCCATCAAAGAAATATTGCTTCTCCACGGAATTTGTGCAACGACCCGTTGCACTATTTCATAGTCAGGCCAGCACTCGGCAAATTTCCGCATGTATTTGATATTTCTCGGAGAAAATCCAGACATATCAGGAAATGCGTCCTTCAAGTCTTTAGCCATGCGGTCGATAACTTTCGTACCCCAGCCCTCTTTCTCCTGCTTTTTTATAATGGCTTTGCCAATGTTCCAGTAAAGACAAATCATACTGGAATTTGCATTCAATACAACAGAGATGCGCTGCTTCTGAATCTCTGCTTTTATTTCTTCTATAAAATTCAAATAAGTATCACTCATCTCGGAAAGATTAGGAGCGACAGGAAATATCACCCCGTCTTTATTCTTTCCCATCCGCTTTCTATTATCCAATTTTTCTTCCTCACAATTCTTCATAATTTATAATTTTCAAAAATGCCATTCTTTTAAAATATTATATCAGAATAAACAAGTGTTTTCTATATGTCACTGTAACTGCCAACAATAAAATCCTCAGTCTCTCTGAGGATTTTATTCTTATCAGTTTTGTATGGCAGGAACTATCCTTCAGTTCCTGCCACTGCTTATACATTGAAATCAATGCTTTGTGTAATCACTATTCCTGATTGGAACTGTAGCTCGATTTTATTCTCATTTATAACTCGTACCGTTTTCAAAAGCCGCCGTACCAGTTCATCATCAAATTCCCGTTTCAAGTAGCCAATCTTACGAGTATACTGCTCCATATCTTTCACGCGCTGTCCATAAGCATCCGCTAGTTGGCATTCCTTGAGTTTCTTCGCCTTCTGTTTTTTCAGTTCTTTCATCCGGTCTGCAATCACACGGTATTCTTTATCAAAGTCCTCATCTGCGGCCTGCTTTCCGGCACTTTCTTCGATCAGCTTCAACATTTTCTGTTGCAATGCTTCGATTTGCTTAGCATATTCTGTCGGCTCTGCAGATGCGGAGTAGCTGCCGATGACTCGGATTACATTTTCACGGAACGCCTGCACGAATTCTCCCTGATCTTCCACCACGCTGCCGATGGCTGTCATAATCGCTTCATGGATCATTTTTTCTTTGAGGGTAGGGGAATGTTTGCACCTCTTGGAACCGTGCTTTAAACGGTTGTCACAGCGCCAAACCGCCTGTTTCTGTCCATACTTTGACCATACCTGCCTGCGGTAAGGCTGACCGCATTCCGCGCAGACCATAATATCTGACAGCACATATTTGGAACTGTATTTTCCTTTCTGTGGTGCATCCTTTTTGCGGGATGCCGGACGGTAGATGCTAGCTCTGCGTGCTTTTTCCTCCTGTACCCGATGGAACAACTCTTTGGGAATGATAGGCTCATGATCATCTTCAATGTAATATTGCGGCACAATCCCTCGATTCTTCACTTTCTTCTTGGTCAGGAAATCCACGGTATAGGTTTTCTGCAGCAGGGCATCTCCCATATATTTTTCATTTGAAAGCATCTTGTCTATGGTGGTTGCATACCATGTTGTCTGCCCAGTTGCGGTTTTGACGCCATCTGCTTCCAGAATCCTTTTGATCCGGTAGCTGCTGTTGCCCTCCAGAAACAGTCGGAAGATTCTGCGCACCACTTCCGCTTCTTCCGGCACGATTACAAGGTTTCCATCCTCGTCTTTGGTGTAGCCCATAAACTTGCTGTGATTGACGATCACCTTGCCATCCTCGAATTTCCGGACGATTCCCCAGTGGCAGTTCTCACTGATATTCCTGCTTTCTTCCTGTGCCTGACTGCTCAGTATGGTCAGGAGCAGTTCGCCGCTTCCTTCCAGCGTATTAATGCTTTCCTTTTCAAAGAATACCGCGATGTTCCTTTCTTTCAATTTGCGGATATTGATCAGTGCATCCACTGTGTTGCGGGCGAAGCGGCTGATGGACTTGGTCAATACCATATCAATTTTTCCCGCCATACAGTCATCGATCATTGCCTGAAAATCCGAGCGTTTTTTCGTGCTGGTCGCGCTTTTTCCGTCATCGGCGTAGATGCCCGCCAGTTTCCAGTTGGGATTTCCTCGTATCTTCTCTGTATAGTAGCTGACCTGTGCCTCATAGCTGCTTTCCTGTTGTTCCTGCAGGGTGCTGACACGGCAGTATGCAGCTACACGCAAGGCTTTCATCTGTGGTCGGATATGGCGGTCATAGGTTCCCGCGGCCGGAATGACCGATATGTTCTTTTTTGCCTGTGCCATTTATGTTTCCTCCTTTATCGGTATGGTAATGCTCCGGCCGTTTTTCAGATAAAACTCCAGACCGGTATGTTTTTGTACCACAATTTTTCCTATGGTTTTCTCCAGCAGTATCAGGTCACATGCAGTCTGTATTCCGACGCCATTCAGAGCATCTGCTGTTTTTTCATTCTGATAGGCTCTGTCATCGATGCGGATATTCCGATATTGTTCCGCAGCCCTCTGGAATACCAGCTGTTTGACCTCCTGTGCATCACAACTCGGTTCTGCCAGCAGACGGTTGATTTGGACAGTCAGCTTTCGCTCGGCTATGCTTTCCGTCAGCGGTAATTCCTTAAAGTCCGGATTCAGATAGGCAGGGTTTCCGATTACCTGATTGATCACCCGCACAAATGCCTGTTCCAATTGTTCTTCGCTTAAAAATCGGTTACGGCAGTGTACACGGTTACAATAGATGTAATGTTTGCACCTCCACTTCGGGGGTTTTCCTTTCTCTGTGTATTTGCGATAAGGCTGCCCGCATTCTCCGCAGACCAGCAGGCTGCTCCAGACGCTTTGATTCGCAAAGCTGTTCAGTTGGGCGGCTCTGCCCAGGTCTTTCACGCGTTGTTTTCGTCTGCTCTGTACCTGATCAAATATACTTTGTTCAATCAGGGGAGGGTAGAACTCGTCTCCCAGATATTTTTGGTTCTCCAGAATCTTTCCGATAGATCCGTGGTTCCAAGAGGGTTTATGACTTGCATTTAAGATTCCCCGCTGTGTAAAATTTTTTGCGATTCGATATGTGGAAGTACCTGCCAAGTATATGATGAAAATCTCCCGCACGAATTCTGCGGTCTCAGGCTCGATCTTGGCTTTGCCGTTTTGAATCTGATACCCAAATGGTACATATCTCTGCATTGATTACACTTCCTTTCTATAGTGTTCTTCCAGTTCCAGCCCGTTTTTCAGTTCAAAGCACAGCCTGTTGGGATACACTCTGATTCTTTCAACAATCAGTCGGAACAATTCTTCATCGAATTCTTCTATGATAACCGGCCGGGTACGGAAGACCGTCAACAGATACTCGGTCTGTGCGATTTCCTGTTCCATCAGGTTCTGTTCTTTTAGGAACTGCTGCCTGCGGCTGATTTCTTCCAGCTCGGTATCCAGCTGATTCCGGCGTTCTATAAAAACAGCAGAGCCTATGTCGCCGTCCGAGAGGACTTTCTGCAACCAATGGCTCTGCTGTTTCAGATCCTGTATTCTGTTTTCCAATGTGAGCAGTTCCTGCTCTTGTTCCATATCGTTTGGCACCGCCTTCAGTACCGCAAGCAGGGGAAGCAGGACATCTTCCGCATGCCCGGCAAGCTTGTTCCACATATTCACAAACATTTGCCGAATCACATCTTCCCGAATTGGTTTCTGCCTGCACTTTGTAATATCTGTGATATGTTGACGGCAGCTCCACTGAATCTTTTCATATGGCTTGCCGATATAGATTTTTTGCCGGCGGAATGTACTGCCGCACTCTCCACAGATGATCCGACTGCTGAACGCATAACGGCTTTGATAAATCTCTACATTATCCATGTGGTGTTTCTGCCTGCGATATTCATAAATCTGACGTACCGCCTCCGCTTCTTCTCTGCTGATGATCGGTTCATGATTATCCGATACCAGATACTTTGGCAGTTCTCCGTGATTATGTTTTTTCGTGAATGGGACACCTTCTGTTGTATATGTTTTCTGGTAGAGCAGATCTCCCTCATATACGGGATTCTGCAAAATGCCTTTTATTACACTATCCTGCCATAACTTCGCTGTCCGGATGGTAGGAACTCCTTCTGCCTGCAGTTCTTTTGCAATCGCATAGGAACCTTTTCCACCGAGATATTCATCAAAAATTCTGCGGACGATTACAGCTTCCTCCGGCTGAATAATCAAATTGCCGTTTTCATCGTTTTGGTATCCGTAAGCCGGAGAGCCTATTGTGAATGTCCCGTTCTGAAACCGCCGGGTGATAGACCACCTGCTGTTTGTAGAGATACTCTCTGACTCGCCCTGTGCGATGGAACTTAGGATAGTCAGCAGCTGTTCACTTTTCTGAGACAGCGTACCGACTCGTTCTTTCTCAAAGTAGACCTCTACGCCAAGTTCTTTCAGCATACGGATGGTATGGATACTGTCCACCGTATTTCTTGCGAAGCGGGTGACGGACTTGGTCAGGATGAGGTCAATTTTTCCTTGCCTGCAGTCCTGTATCATCTGTTGGAATCTGTCACGACTTTTCACTTTTGTACCGCTTCGTGCTTCATCCGCATAGATTCCAACCAATATCCAATTCGGCTTTTCCTCAATAAATCGGGTGTAGTACTGTACCTGTGCTTCAAAGGAATTTTTCTGTTCTGCACTACCGGTGCTGACACGGCAGTAGGCGCATACCCGTTTGAGAGCGGCATATTCTGCGGCCTGTTTTTGCTTCACAGGCTCTATTTTTGTAATCTTCTTGCCCATAGCTTTCTCCTTTCTCAGGAGCATTCCCTCCTGTCAGCACAACACAATACCACACCTTTTTTCAGATATCCAGTGTTTTTACGCATATACTTCTGCCAGTTCCGGAGAAAATGTTGACCGGTTCAGGGTATCAATTTTTGCATATTCCTCCGGCTCCAAAAAGCCGTTTTTCAGCATCAGATCCAGCAGTTTTCTGGACAGTTGATACTGCATTTCTCTGGTTTCTCTCTGTTCACTCACTATATACCCTCCATTCTTCCGATGATACGCTGGAATCCGAAATTCAGTTTCCTCTCCAGCGGGGAATAAACCGCAATCCCCATCTTTTGAAGTTGTTCCAGTATCCTCAGTGCCTGACAGGTATCCCGATGAATCCGTGACAGGTTATGTACCAGTAAAACTTCCACCTGCTGCAAAGGGGCGGTTTTCAAAAAGTATTCCCATCCGGGGAGAATGTCACTGTTTCCGGCTGCCAGATCGGTGGAAGAGCCCTTCACCTGAAATCCCATCTGCTCCGCATAATCCATCTGCTGTTTCCTCTGTACTTTCAACATGCCATGCACATCTTCCGGTGCATCAATACGGCAGTAAATCCATGCTTTTGGTTCCTGATGCATAACCATCCCTCCTGACTGTTGATATCTCGTGCTTATTTTTCTGTTAATCGCTGCTCCATTCCAAAACTGATTGCCAAAGACTGCTCCACCTCTGCCATTTCCTTTCGGTTGATTCTTCCGAGGTATTCTCTAGTCTCGAAGTGTCAATGGTCCGTATCTGTTCCAGCAGTACGACCGATCCGTACCGAAGCCCTTTGACGTGATACAAAGCCACATGAGTGGGCAGAGGATGCTTGAACCTGCGTCCGGTAATCGCAGCCACGATCACGGTCGGGCTGTATTTATTGCCGGTATTATTCTGAACGATCAAAACCGGACGGATGCCGCCCTGCTCGCACCCGATAACCGGGGAGAGGTCCGCATAGAAAATATCACCTTTTCTTATCTGCATCTGTACCACCTCTTACTGCATAGAAATCTCCGCCATTGTGACTGCCTGATCTTCTTCCATAAAATATTCATCTGCTGTGTCTCTGTCTACGGCAAGGATTTCTCCCGGCTCTGCTTCTCCCATCTGGATCGGGGCAAGGGATTTTAAGATTTCACGGCAGAGATTCTGATTCGGACACCGATTCAAAAATCCACCTGCCGTATCCAAGATCAGCCGATCCAGCATATCCGTTACTATCATCTGCCGGGCATCCATGAAATGGCCGCCGACAAAATTTGCGAGATTTTCCGGTGTGGTTGAAATCAAATACTCTTTGCGCTCCCCTCCGGCTGCAGGATACAAATAGGCATACCCGATTGCTTCCGTATCCATGATCCGTTCCACCATTTGCTTTTCTTTCTGATTCATACTGTTTTCCTCCTTTATTTTTGCCCAGTTTCATAACACAAGGACAGCGGCAGTTCCGATTCATTACAATGCCTGTATCATCAGGAAGACAGGGAACTGCCGCCGTAGTTTCTGTTATGAAAAACGACTTGTTCTTCGTTTTCTCTGGCTTCTATTCGACACTACTCCCCGAAGCCGGATGCGATGCATCACTGGGCGGCAGACACAGACCGGTCTTGGTCAGGGACCGTCATGGGATTCTCACCCCTCCGAGGATCTCTCCGAGCCGCCCTCATTGCGTGATCCCGCTTTTCACGGGGCTGTGACTGGACGGAAGTATCATTGTAGGCTGTTCAGGTCATGGCAGGGCAGCCCACCGCAGGCTGCTTTGGAACGGATATTTCTCGCTCTGCGCCTTTGATGTGATCGTATTGACAGGTGTACTCCACCTGCAGGCGGTCCCCGCGTATCCTTCCAGTGCTTTTCCTTTTGGGCTGAACAGCTAATGTATCTGTGCTGCCGGATATGACTGCCTGATGGCAGTATTTTTCAAAGAACAGATGAGAGAATAAGTCCTCTCACTTACTTCCACGTTGGCGGAAATCTTTGCACACCCCGGATTACAAATTTTCTAAAATATTTTTGAGTTTTTTCAGGATACGGTTTTTCCGCTTGTGAACCGCATTGTGGTAAATCTTCAATTCTTCCGCCAGATCACGTTCCGTCCGTTCTTCAAAAAACAGCTGTCTGATAAGATATTGTTCATCTTCGGAGAGCAGGGAAAGGGCCTTATACAGCTGTTCCAACTGCATATTCCGGATGACCGATTCCTCTGTCTGATTTTCCCCCTCAAACTGCACTTCCTGTTCCAGCAGGCGTTCATAAGAATCCTCACGGCTTGGGATTACCCGAACGGTCTGTGTTTTATGGTCGATTACGGTTCTTTCTGTTTTCAAGTCATACTCCTGATACTGCATCTTCCGTTCTGTCATTCTTAAAACGGCGATTACTTCTTCGCTTGCTTCCGGATATAATTTTCTGAAGTCCGGAATTTTATATGGCTTTGCCATAGGCTTGTCCTCCTTTTCGAATTCATGCGAAAACGAAGGACAAGCGGTGGACTCCGGCAGCGGCATAAAGTTCTGCCGGAACGCAAAAAAGCGCCTGCATAGACATAAAAGTCTACGCAGACGCTTAATTCGTATTTTTCATGTTCTGATTGTTCCTCTTGTTGTCCGGAATATCCCAATTGCAGGGAGTCGCTTTTTTTAAGCGATCACCATTACACAGATATCCGGTTTCAATAAATGGTGCTGCTTCGGATCAGCAGCATAGTATCCCAACACATAAAAACACCCCTCCTTGCTCAAACGGAGCTTGAAGGGGAATAGGTATGGGCGTGTCTTTATAGCCCGTCAAGATACCGTTTTTTTTGACGGGCTTCGTTAGTTTTTCTTATCCATTATAACAGGCTGCTATCGCATTTCTCTGTAAAACCGCTGTAATGGCATACTAATTTTCGTTTTTTTGCAGAAAAACAGTCATGGCAAAGCACCATGACTATTTTTCTATAACGGTTTGGCAGCAAAGATATATCCTAAGCTGGAAACGGTTTGTATATAAATGGGATGATCCTTATCCGGTTCGATTTTCTGACGGATTCTGCTGATCGTATTAGCGATTGCTACCAAAGAGCTTTCACTATCCTCATGCCATACATTTTCAAAAATTTGCTCTTTGCTGCATAACCAACCAGGTCGTTGCGCCAGAAATACCAGAACTCCGTATTCATATCTTGATAGTTTCACATCCTTACCATTACGTAGTACCCGCCGCTGATGTAATCTAATTTCCAACCCTGGGTATGTCAGTGTAGAAGATAGGAACGGATAGCCTTCATAGTCACCATCATCATGCCAAACCATCAACGGGTTCTCAGTTGTTGCTCCGCTATCCTCGGTAATTCTGGCAATAATTTCAATTTTCTTCACAGCTATCCCTCCTCGTATAATAAGTTTGTAAGCAAGAAAACAGCTTACAGACTTATTCTTTTTTTTGGTATAAATGGTAAGGATTT